CTCAACTTCTACTTCAGCAATAAGGTTAAGCAAATCTTGTTCAGTATATTTTTTCATGCTTAACTCCCATTAAGTTAAAAGTTGATATTAGATACCTTTAGTAGGCCACTGAGTTTCTACTTCAAGAGAAAGAGCTACCGCAGCAGCGTTCAAAGAAGCTTCAGAAACAGCAGTTGTATTAGCGATTTCTTTAATATCAATTTTCATACCAATTTTAGAAACTTCTTGCATAACTTTCGCCATATCAAGTTGACTTGGAGTTTGTTTACCGTTAGCATCTAGTTCATGAGCAACTTCAATTGTGTGTGGTGCGAAAGCAACTAGGTCATTTCCGAACACATCTTTAGAAACAGCATCTTGAGCTTTAATACGGATAGCGATAACTTCAGAACCAGCAGATTCAGCTCCGCCGTTAGAACAAATCAATAGTGGCCAACCTTGAGCATCGTTCGCTTGACGAACTGTGTCAATAGTAGCAGACCCTTTAAAACGTCTTTCTAGCTTCTCTTTAGTTTCACGGGCTTGTGCTTGTGCTTTTGCTGTACTTTTCATACTTTTCCTCCATATAGTGGGTTACATTGACAAATGACAATTGTTTGTGGTATATATAATATAGGTTATTGTTTTTATATATAATTAAGTAATTTCAATAGGTTATGTATGTAAATTAAAATTACATTACTTAACTCATTTATTTGATTTAAAAATGTAATCTTTAATATATTACGGAGAATGTAAGATGATTTTTCATGGAATAATATATAAAATAACAAATTTGATTAATAATAAGATATATGTAGGGCAAACAACTCAAAGTATGGAGTATCGGTTAATTCAACACTCTAAAACGGCTAGTTATAATAAATCTATGCCTATTTGTAATTCTATTAAAAAATACGGTATTGTAAATTTTAAAATAGAGATGTTGGATTGGGCTACTAATCAGACAGAACTAAACTACAAAGAATGGTTGTGGATTAGTACTTTAGATACCCTCAATAAAGAAATAGGTTACAATATAAGAACGGGCGGAAACAGAAAAGAAATGAATGAATCCTACAGAGAAAATATATCTAAAGGGCAAAGAAAAGGTACAATAAAACCCTTTAAGGTATTTAAAATTAACGATAATAAGTTAATATTAGTAGGTACTTACACAAATAAAACCGCTTGTGCAGAAGAGCTTAATTTAAATAAGTTCGGTGTATATCGTGCCCTTTCTTCTAATAATAAATTAACTACATACGGTGGTTATAAATTTATAGACGCAACTCAAGAGATTCAGGGAAGATTAATTAGTAATCAAAAGCCGTTCGATGTTTTTAAAGCAGATACTAAGGAATACGTAGGTTCTTGGGCAAATGCAAGCGCTTGCGCTATTGATTTAAAAATAAAAGACAATAGTGGTATCTGCAAGTGTTTAACAGGGAAATTAGTTACATCTAGCGGATATTTATTTTGCTATAAAACAGATAATATGAAAAAATTACTTAATAAACTAGATACCTTACAAAAATTTAAGGAAATCCATGTCTAATGATAAAATTGGTACTGTAATTCATGGAATAGGTAGTCATTCTAGCCTAGACTCTTCTGGAGAGCGTATTCTTATAGAAGGTATTGATATATCTAGTTTAACTCATGATGGATTAGTGAATTTCGAGCATAAAAATGACACCTCTAGTCAAATTATAGGTAAAATTACAGAAGCTACTAAAATCCTCAAGAAAGATGATTGTAAGAATAAGCACCACGAGTACTTCTGGGAGAAGGCTGGTAAGATGCCTTATCTATATATTAAGGCTGTAATGTTTGATGGCTTTAATCACAGCGGAGCGCAGGATGCTGTTGCTATGCTAAAATTCGATAAAGAACTTAATAAAGATAATACTAAACAAACCGTAGGCTTTTCAGTTGAAGGCTCTAAGCTGGATAAGGAAGGCGCTCTTATTAAGAAATGTATTGCTCGTAAAATTAGCTTTACTAATCTACCTTGTAATAAAGCCTGTATTGCTGAAATTCTAGATACGGATTCTGAAGAAAAACCAAAACTTATCTCTTTAAGCGACCTAAAACTTGCCTTTAAGAAAGCTGAGGATATGGAGGTCGATATGAAGAAAAATGATAAGAAGTATATGACAGGGTTAGCTGGTAAATTATCTCCTAAAGAGCCTTCAAAAAAACAAACTTATTCTAAGATCACTACAGCTACAGGTGAAAACAAACCCGGTTCTGAGTGGAAGCCAAAACAAACCATTCCAGCTTCTAAAGCTCCAGAAAAAGCTCCTGTTGGAACTAGAATTGACTATAAAAAACCTAAAGCACGTACAGGCGCTAGTATCTACAAAGACCCAAATACTTGGAAGACTGAATCTAATGTCAGAAAGCAATTAACTAAAAAACCTGTTAAAAAGAATATGGCTGCTCCTACAACTAAAACTAAAATAACCATGAGCGAGAAAGATATGGCAAAAGCTAAAAAAGAAATCCTTAAGTCTATGTCGGATGAAGCCTTTGATTTGTTTAAAAACAAAGACCTTCTAATTGACATCGCTAAATCGAAAATGCCTGAAGCTTCTGAAGAAGAAGTTCTAGCATTTGCAAAGACTTACGCTTATGTTCAGCTCAAAAAGTCTGAAATTGGACTTGAAAAACTTGCTAATGAGATTGAGGGTAGTGATTTAGATAAAAAAGACCGTTGTTGGGATGGGTATGAACCTACTCCGGGCAAAAAAGCTTTTAGTGATGGCTCTTGTAAACCTATCAAAAAAGCTAACCCAGCTCCAGAAAAACCTAAAGCTAACCACCCTTGGAGAAAGCAAAAGTTTGGCTCTCAAGCTCCTAAAGTTGAAGTAAATAAAGATAAGCTACCGAACAAACAACCTTCAGCTAAAAAAGATAAAGGTTCTGACGATGAAACAAAAGAACTTAAATTTAGTGAACAGTCTTGTGTGACAGATATCAAACCAGACCTTAAGAAAAAACCCCTTAAAAAGTTTGCTGGTAGAACATCTACCAATACACCCCCACCACCAGCACCAGCGCCGGGAACTAGTATCGCAAGTCAAATAGGATTTGGTAAGAAAGAAGAAGATAAGAAATAATGAAAACTAAACGTGTAGCCGTTGCAATTGTTCGTGATGAAAACGATAATATATTGTTTGGAATTCGTAATGATAACGGGCTTTACACTAATCCGTCAGGTCATTTGAATGTTGGCGAAGACCCTTATGAAGGCGTTCTTAGAGAATTGAAAGAAGAAACAGGTTTAGACGGACATGATGCTAAATTAGTAAGAGTTGGATTTAAAGCAAATAAGAAAATTTTGGTATATATCTTTGATGTTAAAGTAGATAAGTCTCAGCAAATAGACCCTTCTAAAGACCCAGATAAAGAGTGTGAGATATGGGCTTATTTAGACCCAAATGATATTTTAGACCAGCTCCACGTTCCTTTACAGGAAAATTGGGGATTGGAATATTGGTGCAATAATTAGCGACTTCAATAGTCTTAAATATTTAATAGGACCTCAAAAAAGGCGGCTTCGGCTGCTTTTTTTTTATTTCAATAGCTTATATAGGGATAATATCTCAATATACGATTCTTCTCCCCTTCGCAACAAATCCATTTTATCTTCCGTATGATTCACTCATGGGCAATAACGCTCAAACAAATTGGGAGTTTTTATGGTTTATGTAGTCAGAAATAAAATTAATGAGATTAAGGGTTTTATCGATTTGTTTAATGAAACAGATGAAAAGGAATTTGAAAGGGCTTTAGACTGGTTCAGTATTGAGCCATTGGACTTGGAACTGGAATTGGAATAAACGTGGTATTATAAACTAAAGGAGATTTTATGATTAAGATTCAAACTAAAGCAAACAACTTATTTTTCCCTAAGTGTACATATAAACCAAATCAGCACGATAAAGACAAATGTCTTAAATTTGCTGATGATATATCTACGCCTGAGACAGTTGCATATTACAAAAGCAAAAGCCCTAATCCAGATAGAGTAACAAAACAATCTGTAATGAATGAGCAATATTTTGCAAAAATAGCTGAATTGGCTGGTATGCAATGCTTACGTGATTTTGGTTTTGATGTAAATGAGCCAGATTTTAACATATACGATGTTAAAGACAAGAGCTTTTCTTTAGATTTGATAGGTAATCATCCTAAACTAGGAGATGTAAAGGTCGCAGTAAAAGCTCAACTAAAAGTAGATATGACCGGTACAAAAAATACACCAAGCTACGCTTTTACTAGAAAAGACCGACTATTAACAAGCCCAAAAGAAGATGAATACGTATTAATGCTGATAGCTAATGAAGACGAGTCGTTCACCGTAGTTAAGATGCTTTCAGCTCCCACGGTTTTCCCTGATTTTGTAGATGAGCTTATGTCACCACACAGCTCAAGAGTTGCTATTTACTTTAGAGATATTAAAAACGGTTTAAATAAAACAGGCGAACTTATAGTACGATAATCCAATTGTTTCCGCTCTAGTTCCTAAAGTCATCTGGCAGGATGCAACTAAACCCACCGTAATGGTGGGTTTTTTATTTGTTGTGGTATAATATTGTATGATAAGAAAATGTGCTTATACTAACAAAGAAGCCAAAGCCAAGGATTCTGTGATACCTAGAGACCTTCTAGGTGAGGAAGTGCATAATTGGGCAGCCTCATTGCCTAGTAATCCCGATTACTTACAGACTAAGCAAAATCGCCTACCTACAGAGCTTGAGATGCAAGCTAATGAAATCTTTCATCTTTTAGAGCTAACTAAGTTGCGTGTCATATATTATGAACAGAAGCTTAAGTCTATTCAAGACGAGATTTTAAAGACTTATAAAGAACCTAAAAAAGCTCCTATACCTAAAGTAGAAAAAAAGAAACAAGAACAGATAGAGAAAGCTATTATAGAGAAAGAAGTAGTGGAAGCTACTAGTGAAGGAATAGATAAGTTTTTTGAAACTAAACGTAAAATATGGGATGATGAAGATGAGTAATTTCAAATGTAAAAAATGTGGATGTGAACCCGAAACACTTACTAGCTTTGGTAAATTTGGTAATAATCCATTAAAAATTGATGATGATAATGACTATTGCGATACTTGTTTTCAACAGGTATCTATTAAGTATGAATCCAAATACCCAGAGCCAAAGCAAAATCCTCCAGAAACTTATGGTATAATAGAATAGTAGAAGCATCGCCAGAATCGTAATCTTTACATTAGGAGGGTTACTAGGCATGAAAAAACTATCTTATGAACAAATTAAGGAATATGTAGCGCATCAGAATTATACTCTTATTTCAGACAATTATATTAATAATAGTACAAAAATGGAGTTTAAGTGCTCTAAAGAACATATTTTCTCGATGACTTGGCGGGATTTCAACTCAGGCGTCAGGTGTGCTGTATGTGCTGGAAATTTAAAACCTTCTTACGAATATGTTAAAAAATACATAGAAAATGAAGGATATACTCTTGTTTCAGACGGATATGTTAACGCTAGGGCTAAATTGGAAATATTGTGCCCTAACGGACATAGATGCGATAAAACTTGGGATAAATTTAAAGGTCAAAATAGAAAATGTGCTGTATGTGCCAATAATGTAAAATACACTTATGAATATATTAAAGATTACATAGAACAGCAAAACTATGTTCTTGTTTCAGAAAAATACGAAGGCTCTAAAATTAAGCTTGATATCCAATGCCCTAGTAATCATACAACTAGTGTATTTTTTGATAATTTTAAAAATAAGAAGTATAGATGTAATCAATGCTCTAAAGACGTATATAAGGACGAAAAAGAATGTAGGGTAATTTTTGAAAAGATTACAGGTTGTAAATTTCCAAGTAAGCGACCTAATTTCCTTAAAAACCCAAAAACTGGATTTAACCTAGAGTTAGATGGATATTGCGAAGAATTAAAACTTGCTTTTGAATATGATGGAGAACAGCATTTTAGCTCTGGTCATTGGGGAGGGAACGATAGTTTCCAGATAAGATTACTAAACGATAAGCTAAAAGAAAGTTTATGTAAAAAACATGGTATAATACTTATAAGGATACCCTTTACAGCAAAAGATAGAAAGTACGAATTTATTTTAGAGAAAATGGAGCAATTAAATGTCAAGAAAAGTTAAATCACCTGCTAAGATGTTTACTAGCGATATCAGTAAATTACAAAGAGTAATAGTTTCCACAATGGATGAAATTGCAGGTATCGTAGGTTCATCGCTAGGTCCGGGCGGTAGAAACGTTATTATAGAATCAGACCTACAGGGAATTCCCAACAAAAACACTAAAGACGGAGTTAGTATATTTAGAGCCCTAGGCTCTAACGACCCATTTAAACATCTTATCATAGAACAAACAAGAGACGTTGCTATTAGGGTAGTTTCTGAAGCCGGAGACGGAACAACGACAGCTACAATTATTGCTGCTTCTTTAATTAAAAACCTTCTTGAATTTTGTGGCAAGAACAGACGCTACTCTCCACAAAAAGTAGCTCGTATTATTGCTAAAAATTTAGACCAAGTATTAGTTCCTTCTATCAGAAAGCAATCCATCAAAATTACAACTAAGAACCAAGACCTCTTAGAAAGAGTCGCTACCGTTTCGGTTAACGGCGATAAAGATATGGCGAAAGCCGTAATTCAAGCTTTTGAGGAAGTAGGTTATGGAGCATCGTCTCACGTAACTATCCAAGAGCTTTCTGGTCCAAGCGGTCAATACGAAGTTAAACTTATTGAAGGTTTTCCAGTAGATAAAGGATATGAAGAAAGTATTGGTAAATTCCACCCTGCATTTATTAACGACCAAGGTAATCAGAGATGTTTGCTTGATAAGCCTCTATTCATCCTGTTTGACGGTAACGTTACAGATATGGTACAGATTCAGCCAGTATTAGAGCAAATTGGTGAAGAATATGTGTCAGGTAAATCTGAGTTTAAAAACGTAGTTATCATTGCACATCATTTCTCAGACCAAGTTCTAACTCAACTTGCTTTTAACTTCCCCAATCCTCAGACAATCAATATCGTACCTCTAACCACTCCTCTTAGTCAGATTATTAACGGTCAGTTGGAATTCCTAATGGATGTTTCAGCCTTTACCGGTGCTAAGATTTTTGATATGAATAACTCGCTACTGGATGCTTTGCCGGAAGATTTCGGTAAGAATATGGAAAAGATTGAAATCTATCGTTTTCGTACTACTATTGTAGGTGAACCAGACCAACTTAATGTTGAAGACAGAGCTAGTCAGATTTCTACTAGAATGAAGCAGTCAGAATCTAAGATTGAGAAAATTCTTTTAGAGGAAAGACTAGGTAAATTAACTAATGGTATTGCACAACTTAAAATCTACGGCTCTTCTAATGCTGAATTGAAAGAAAAAGCAGATAGGGCTGAGGATGCTGTTTGTGCAGTAAGAGCGGCTATTGGTCATGGATGTCTTCCGGGTGGATGTCGTGTACTAATCAATCTATTGATTGGACTATTGGCTGAGACTGAAAATAAAGAAATTATGCAAGATGTACTTATCCCATCTCTTGCAGCTCCCTTCTATAAACTACTAGATAATGCTGGTTATAACGTAGATGAGCAACAAGAAATTCTAGGTAAGCTATTAGAGAATAAAGACTTGGTTTATGATGTGGAAAACGGAGTATTCGGAAAAGCCAAAGATTTAGGTATTTTTGATGCTACTCTAGCTGTAGAGCAAGCTCTTAAGAACGCTGTGTCGATTGCTTCAGTAATGGGTACTCTTGGTGGTATCGTAGCTTTCCCTAGAGATGGTCAGCTTGAGCGTCAACATGCGCTAGATGAAGAGAATTTTAGACAAACGCTTGATAATGCAGAAAATATGAGGAATGAGGCGAATATTAGACCTTAAGTATGAAGGTTAGTCCTTTAGCTTTTTTTCTAATACCTCTAACCGCTTGTGAAATCAATGAATCGTTTATATTTAATGCACGAGCGGCTGATTTAATTGAATCGTAAGTAATTCCTGTTTCTACACAAGTTACCGGCTTAGATATTTTTTTATTATATTCTAAAAACTTATCCATAGCTTTTTTTCTGCAATCAGGGTCTTTTTTCCAACGCTCTTTATTTGCTTCAGCTATCTTAGCTCTAGATTTACTGTTCCTACTTTGAGGATTACTTACGTGCCATTTTCTAATGGCTTCGGACATATTTTCCTTGGCTTCCTTAGACCAAACCCTTTTTTTATTAGCTTTACTGATTTTAATTTTAATATCCTGAGTGTATTTACCTGAGCTACCGCCACCCTCTTTCATATTATAACCATTAGGAGCTAAGCAATCTGATTTATGTATCCAAAGCCATTCCTTATAGTTTAATTCAGTTTGACTGTTAGCTCCGTCGATTTCTTCTATTTTGAAGTTTTCAACTCCGTATTTTAATATAGCGCTGTAAAGATTTGTTTTTATTTCTGAATACTTAGATAGGTAAATATGTTCTTTCCATCTTTTATTTAGACCGTTAATCGTTTGACCTATATAAATTTTATTGTTTTTAGTGTTGGTAATTTTATAAATAATCATCTTAAATCCTTCTTATTATGGTATAATATATTAAAGATTAGTATTTGTAAAGCAAATGAGAGAGCTTAAATAATGATTGAAGATAATGACTTAGAGGAACATAAATCAAAGCTAGTCTTTGAGATGCTTAATTCGGCTGAAGAGCTGAGAGAGTGGATGTCGCTCTATTTCGGTATATATTTCCCTATGGGCGTTGTTCATCCAGACTCTACTCATTCTCCCACTGAAGCTATGTGGAGAATCTATGAATTAATGAAAACTGGAGAAAGTGAGAACGTACCTCAGGTATGTATGCTTTCTTCTCGTGACTCTTATAAGACCCTTTCCGCAGCAGCTATTGAAGTTCTATGTATGATTCACTTCAGAATCTCTGTAGCCCACATGGCTGCAATTGAACCACAATCTCAGAAAGCGGTTCAATACGTAGAATTATTCTTCCGTCGAATCGGTAAATACTTAGAGAATCACGGTTGGAAAAAGAACTCAAATAACAAACGAATTATTGAATGGATTACAGATGATGGTAAAAACATCTATCTTAAAATCATTATTGCAACTATTGCAGGTGCTAACTCCGAGCACGTACCTATGCTTTTTATCGATGAGGTTGACGTTGTTCAGAACCCTAAAGCTTTAGAAGAAGCTAAGATGATTCCTTCAGTTTTTGGTAAATACTTTCCTATGACAGTTTACCTATCTACCAGAAAGTTTGCCGGTGGATTGATGGAGAAAACCCTTAAACAAACCATCGCCGCTGGCGGTGAAGTTTTGCGTTGGAATATCCTCGATATTACCGAGCGAGTGCCTGTAGAGGTAGCTAGAGTAAACGAACCTAAAGTCGTTAGATATCTAGGAAGAGGTCTTCCTATGGTCAATCTTTCAGAATCAGAATGGGCTGGATTGACTGATGAACATAGAAATGATTACGAGCGCTTTGAAGCTTATGCTGGAATTGCTACCCACCCATTACTTCCTGTAATGAGAAACTATTTAGTAGATAGAAATCAAGATGACGTTGGATATCTATATAAACCAGTATCGGCTGTAAGAAACAACTTTAACCAGCTTTCGCCAGATATGGCTGAAGCTCAGTTGATGTGTCAGAAACCTTCTACTTCAGGACTTGTTTATCCTCGTTTTGATGGTATGTCGAATGTAATATCTATTCAAGATTGTTTCTTGAAACTTACCGGAGAAATACCTCATAACACCAGCCACGAATTCCTGAGAGATATGTTAGTAAATCTAGGTATTACCTTCATCGGCGGAGCTGACTGGGGATATACCGACTACACCTCCCTAGTAGTACTTGCTCTTATCCCAAATGGAGAGGTTTGGCTTGTGGATAGCTTTATTCAAGATAAGCTAGAATTGGACGATATTGTTAAATACATTAAAGAACTGAATCAATTATGGGGTGTGGATAAGTGGTATGTTGACCAAGCCTACCCGGCATACATAGCTACCCTCAAAAGACACGGTTTAAAATGTCCAGAATTCAAGAAAGTTGTCGCTGACGGTATTGCGGCTATTCAATCAAG